GTAGTATAATATACTAATTATGGAGGAAACCCAATTATGGTTAAATTAAAATTAAAAGAAAAACCATACTACGTTAACAACAGAGATTTCTCTGAAGCAGTATATGATTATGCTGTGGAGGCTAGACAAGCACGAGAAAGTGAAATAGACCTACCTATAGTAACCAACTATATTGCAGATTGTTTTATCAAAATTGCAGAAGGCTTATCTCATAGACCAAACTTTGTCCGGTATACTTACCGAGAAGAAATGGTCATGGATGCAGTAGAAAACTGTTTAAGAGCAATAGGTAACTATAATATAGAGGCCGCTACAAGAACAGGTAAACCTAATGCATTCTCATACTTCACCCAAATATGCTATTTCGCCTTTATTAGGCGAATAACCAAAGAAAAGAAACAGCAAGATATTAAGTTTAAGTTTATTGAGAAGATGGGTATTGAAGATTTTGTGGCCATGGGTATGGATGATGCAGGTGCAGAACAAACTCTTGCATATGTTGATACTTTAAGACAAAGAATATCTGTAGTTCGAGTAAAAGACCAGAAGATAAAGGAATTTGCTAAAGAAGAGAAGCAAAAAGAAAGAGAAAAACTAGAACTATTTATGGTATAATTTATGAAAGTAGCAATATTAAACGACACACATTGTGGTACAAGAAATTCATCTGATATATTCTTAAATTATCAAGAAAGATTCTATGAGGACATTTTCTTCCCATATCTTAAAGAACACAATATTAAGAGCATTCTACACTTAGGAGACTATTACGAACACCGAAAGTTTGTTAATTTTAAAGCTCTTAATCAGAACAGAAAACATTTCTTAGAACCAATGAGAGATATGGGTATTACTATGGATATCATACCTGGTAATCATGATGTGTTTTATAAGAACACTAACGAACTATGTTCACTAAAAGAACTTCTTGGATACTTTACAAGTAATGTTAATATTATTATGGAACCTAAAGTCCTCGACTATGATGGATTAAAAGTTGCAGTAATACCTTGGATTAATAATAGTAACCATGAAGAATATGTCAAATGGGCATTAAATTGTAATGCTCCTATTCTAGGTGCTCATCTGGAGTTAAAAGGTTTTGACTTATTGGCAGGTGTCCCTAACCCACACGGTATGAATGCAGATATATTCTCCAGATTTGAGCATGTACTATCTGGTCATTTCCATACACGATCTAGCCAGGGCAATGTATCTTATCTAGGTTCACAATTTGAATTCACTTGGGCAGATGTAGACGACCCTAAGTATTTCCATATATTAGATACAGAGACACGAGAAATTACTCCAGTCCGTAACCCTCTTACTATATTTAAAAAGGTCATTTATGATGATACTAAAACGGATTATAGTAATGTGGATGTATCCGATTACGAGAAAAAGTTTATAAAACTAATTGTTATAAATAAGAATGACTTGTATATGTTTGATAAGTTTGTAGATAAGTTACAATCTATAGAAACATATGAACTCAAGATTGCAGAATCATTTGAGGAGTATCTAGGAGAAAGCGTCAGTGACGAGAAAATATCCTTAGAAGATACTACCGAACTCTTGGATTCTTATGTTGAGGCAGTTGACACCGACTTAGATAAAGACCATATTAAAGTCGAATTGAGAAAGCTATATACTGAAGCACAGAACCTAGAGGTAGTATGATACATTTTAAATCATGTAAGTGGAAGAATTTTTTATCCACCGGCGACGAATTCATTGAAGTAAAACTAGACAAATCCCCAACAACTCTTATAGTAGGCCAAAACGGCGCTGGTAAATCCACATTATTGGATGCATTATCATTCGGTCTGTTTAATAAATCCCATAGAGATATTGCCAAGATTCAACTGGTAAATTCTATTAATGGTAAGAAAGCTATAGTAGAGATTGAGTTTAACATTGGTAACTCCGAGTTTAAAATTGTCCGAGGTATTAAACCCAATATCTTTGAAATCTGGCAGAATGGTAACATGATTAATCAATCAGCCAATTCAAGAGACTATCAGAAATATTTAGAAACTAATATATTAAAACTTAATCATAAATCATTTCATCAAGTGGTAGTATTAGGTTCTAGTTCTTTCATACCATTCATGCAATTACCCGCATGGTCACGTAGAGCAGTCATTGAAGATTTACTGGATATACAGATATTTTCTAAAATGAATCTATTGCTTAAAAGCCGTAACTCTACTATAAAGGATGAACTAAGAGAGATAACCCATCAGATTGACTTATATAAGACCAAGATGGATTCGCAATCCAAGTATATCAAAGATCTGCAATCTATTAATAAAGATATGATAGAACAGAAAAAGCAGTCTATCGAGGATCACAAAACAGAAATTAATACATTGTTTCAAGATTCTAAAGATACTGGTAAAAATCTTACTGCATTAATATCCGCTGAAGAAAAGTCACAAAACATCTTTATGGATAGAATGTCTGATATTAAATCAGCTCAGAATGAAAATAACAATAAGATTAAAACCTTAGTAAAAGATGCTAGATTCTTTGAAGACAATGATATATGTCCTACTTGTGAGCAAGAAATAGACGAAAGTATTAAAGAAGAAAAACTTACTGCTTTAAAGAAGAATGCTGCAGATGTACAAGGTAATATACAAACTATTCAGAAAGAAGTATCTATTGCGGAACGTGAAGGTAGTGAGATTAAGAACAAGTTAAATGAGCTGAGACAAAGACAGCAACGTATTAACTCAAACAATGATAAGATTTCGGTTATCCAACGTGAAGTAGATAAAGTCCAAAAAGAAATAAACGGGCTATCAGGACAGACTGGAGACTTAAAAGGTGCTAAGAAAGAACTAGATGCATTAAGAGATTCCAAAGAAATATCTACAGAGAAGAAATTACAGTATGTAGAAGAAAGAACCTATAACGAAGTTATTGGTGAAATGCTAAAAGATACTGGAATCAAGACTAAAGTTATTAAACAATATCTACCAGTTATGAATAGGTTAATTAATAATTACCTACAAGTCTTGGATTTCTTTGTTGCATTCCATCTTGATGAAAACTTTAACGAGACAATTAGGTCAAGACATCGTGATTCATTTAATTATGCATCATTTTCCGAAGGTGAGAAGCAAAGAATTGACTTATCTCTCCTATTTACTTGGAGACAGATAGCTAAGATGAAGAATTCTGCCAGTACCAATCTATTGATTCTGGATGAAACCTTTGACTCAAGTTTGGATATAGACGGTGTTGAGAGCTTAACCAAAATTCTAAGTACTTTAGATGATGATTCCAATGTGTTTATTATATCTCACAAAGGCGATGTGCTAGAAAACAAGTTTAGGTCCAAGATAGAGTTCTTTAAGCATAAGAATTTCAGTAAAATCCGATAGATCAGCCATATTTATTCACGCTAGAGCGACATTAATGGTTGACAAATTTGCCACGCCGTAGTATAATATACCTATATTAAAGATAAGGAGTTAATATGAAACAAACCTCACTACTACCCAAACTACTGGCTAAAGAGAATGTTACTATTCAACATGGTAATTTCAATACTGCCTGGTTTGATATTAAGAATCGTGTTCTTGGTCTACCCCTGTGGGAAGATATGCACAAAGATGTATATGACTTGTTTGTTGGCCACGAAGTTGGTCATGCCCTAGAAACTCCATTCGAAGGTTGGCACGACAGCCCTGAAAAATTAAAAGGTTGCCCTAGGTCTTATATTAACGTAGTAGAAGATGCAAGAATCGAAAGAAAAATTCAGGCAAGATATCCTGGATTGGTCGGTTCATTTAACAGAGGCTATAACCAGTTACTCGATAGAGAATTCTTTGGAGACCTCACCAATATTGATTGGGATCAAGTCAAACTTATTGACAAGATTAATCTTAAAACAAAACTTGGTACTAAACTAGACGTACCTTTCTCTGATGAAGAAAGAACATTCTTAGTCAGATCACTTAACACATCTACATTCGACGAGGTTCTGGACTTAGTTAGAGACATCTTAGCTTGGACCAGAGAGAACCAAGACGAATTGATGCAGAAACCTGAACCACAAACCTCAGAGGATCAAAATAATGAGGACCAAAATTCCGAAGAAAACGATACCCCAGGCCATGATGACGCAGAAGATCCGTCAGAAGACACAGAAGAAGCTTCAGGAGACGGCGGAGAATCAGAAGATACAGATTCAGAAGAAAAGACAGAAGAAGTCAAAGTAAATGCAGTTGAACCTGAACATACTCAAGAAGAACTGGATATATCTATCACGGACACCATTTTTAGAGAAAAAGAAAAGACCCTTACAATGGGTGATGATAAAGTCCAACCAGTATTTATCGGCGATGTTAATAAAGATGCAATAGATAAAGTTGTTATTAATTATGCTAAACTTAAAGAAGCTAGAGAATTACATGCAACAAAATACGCATCAGATAGTAGTTATGGTTCATACTATGATGAAGACGAAAAGCCAGATTTCAAGACATACTTAAAGTCAGTTAAGAAAAATGTCCAAGTTGCTGTTAAAGAATTTGAAATGAGAAAGGCAGCATATCAGTACACTAGAGCTACAACGGCCAAAACCGGTACTATTAATGTTAACAAACTTTGGTCTTATAAGACTAATGAGGATATCTTTCTAACAGCTACTAATCTAGCCAATGCAAAGAATCATGGAATGATGCTTCTAATTGATATGTCAGGGTCAATGTCAGGTTCAATGAACCAAGTCATGGATCAAGTCATGCACTTGGTTATGTTTTGTAAAGCTACTAACATCCCGTTCGATGTTTATGGGTTTACTTCAACAAACAGAGACGTAGATTATGATTGGCAGAAAAAGAACCCAGGCGTAGTTGACTTAGATAATTTGTCAATGCCTAATATATGTTCATCGTCTTTTAATAAGAAAGATTTTATTGATTCTATGGAACACATGCACAAGAGAGCAACCACGAGGTCTTCATGGGGTGAATTATGTAGCTACGAGGAGTGGGGTTCAACACCTCTTAATCAGGCTCTCATGGTTTCACATCACCTTGTTAAGAAGTTCAAAGCGAGACACGGTATTGAGAAAATGAATTTCATCACCTTTACTGATGGAGATGCTAATAACATTTCTACTTATACTAGGAGTGATGCAGAGATTTGGCCTGATAGACACAATGCTGTTATTCAAGTAGATGGTACTATGATCAAGACCAAAACTGGTTCTAGGGTCGTAACTAAGTCACTTCTTGATAATCTATCCAAGAAGTACAATACAAATAATATTGGATTCTTTATGGCTGATGATAATCAACATTGGAGACAAAGACTTTGGATTCTGGCTAACTCATTAAATAAGCATTCAGAAGAGTACAAAAGAGATGCCAACAAAGAATACAGACAAAATAAATGTGTTACAGTTGACAATGTTCTTGGTTACAATGAGTACTACTTAGTGAAAGGTGGTAAGAATCTGGAGACGCAAGAAGACGAGTTTTCGGTTAAAGATGACGCGTCTAATGCAAACATCAGAACGGCATTTAAGAAGTTTGCCAAGAGTAAGAAACAGAACAAAGTATTGATGACTAAGTTCGGAAAGGCGGTAGCATAATGCAAATTAATTTGACAAAAGTGTTGACAAATGGCCAGAACCGTAGTATAATATACCTATATTAAATGATAAGGAGTTTTAATTATGAATGAAGTGAGAATATCAACCCAAAACATTGTCAAGAAATTGATTACAATGTACCCAGACCAGACACAATTCAGAAAGAATGTGATCGTGGATACTGCAAAATCTATGGGATACAGAAGTCCCGATTTTGTTCCCCTAATCCAAAAAGATGCCAGAGTTAAAATCGGCACTTATGACTTAACCACTGCTATAGAAGTAGTGAAACCACAAATTAGTAATGAGGTAGTTAATACTATGGATCCAACCCCAGTCGCAGCAGCGCAGATGCAGTCAATTGTGAATGATGAAAAATCATATGCAAAGATTGATCCTACTTTTGTCCCATGGGGCGCGTATACAGACGTTGTTAAGATTGTGAAATCAGAGATGTTTTATCCAGTATATATATCTGGACTCTCTGGTAACGGAAAGACCTTTATGGTTGAACAAGCTGCAGCTAAACTCGGAAGAGAGTTTATCAGAGTGCAGATTAACCCAGAAACTGACGAGGATGATTTACTTGGTGGATTTAGACTTATTAATGGCGAGACTGTCTTTTCAAAAGGACCGGTACTCAAGGCTATGGAAAACGGTGCAATATTACTTCTCGATGAGATTGATAGAGCTACAAATAAAATTATGTGTCTTCAAGGTATACTTGAAGGTAAACCAGTCCTTGTTAAAAAGACGGGTGAAACAATTACTCCTGCGCCTGGCTTCAATGTTATAGCGACAGCGAATACAAAAGGTAAAGGTTCCGAAGACGGAAGATTCACAGCGGCGTCTATCATTGACGATGCTTTCTTGGAGAGATTCACAGTGGCTGTTGACCAACAGTTCCCTAGTATTTCGGTTGAGAAAAAGATCGTGATTAATCACATGAAAAAGTTTGACTTGGTTGATGATGGATTCGCAGAGAATCTGGTCGCCTGGGCTGATATTATCAGAAAGACTTTCTATGATGATGGTGTTGACGAAGTCATTTCAACCAGAAGGTTGTGCCACATCGTCCAAACCTTCTCCATCTTTAAAGATAAGATGAAGTCAATAGACCTATGTATTGCGAGATTTGACGATGACACTAAACTGGCTTTCCTTGACCTATACACGAAAGTGGATCAAGGGGTTACATTTGATGAGCCATCAGAAGAGGACAACAATGACTACTAAACCAGATTATAAATTTAACGAAGGGGCTCTTATTGAAGAGCTCCAAACGTATATTGATTCAACCTACGGCTCTCATTATGGACAAGGTGGACTACAGTCTTCCGAAGTCATAGTAGATAGAGGGCATGGGATGGGATTCTTTTTAGGTAATGTCGACAAATATGTCGCACGATATGGAAAGAAAGGTAAGACCCATGAGGAATTCCGAAAGGACCTTCAAAAAGTCTTACATTATGGATTGCTTGCTTTGTATGAACACGATCGCATGTATAATGAAAAATAACCCTTTACTTTTACCAGTAAATGTGTTATAATATAAACTATGAATAAAACAGGAGAAAATATGATTATTTCAGATGATACCCTCAAGGTATTACAAAACTTTGCTATGGTTAATCCTAACCTAGTACTTAAACCTGGCCAGAAGGTGAGAACAATTTCGGAGGCCAAGAATATCATGGCTATCGCTGAAATCACCGAGGACTTTCCATTGGAGTTTGGAGTCTATGACTTAAACGAATTCCTATCGGTCCATGGTCTTATTGAAAATGCTACATTGTCTTTTGATGATAAGTCACTAACCATGTCGAATGGTGACCAAAAAATCAAATACTATTTTGCAGAAACAGATATTCTAACTCAACCGACTAAGGATATCACAATGCCTGATGCGGAAGTTGGTATTAATCTAACCGAGAAAGTATTGGATCAGATTAAGAAAGCGGCATCTGTTCTTGGCCACATGGAGTTATCTCTAAGTGGTGATAATGGAGTTGTTACAGCAAGTGTCTTAGATATTAAAGACTCTACGGCCAATACATTTGATATTGTGGTAGATAAAGACAATAACTGCAAAGAAACATTTAATTTCGTGGTTAATATCCCGAACTTAAAACTACTACCAGGTGATTATTATGTGTCAATCAGTTCTAAACTGATATCAAACTGGCAAAATACTAATTATCCAGTAGAATATTTTATAGCTTTAGAGAGAACTAGTAGCTATGGTGTATAAATATAAATACACAAACGAATCTCCCATTAAATATGATGGGGATAATATGGTAGTTGCCGGATTGGCCGGGACTATCTTAAATTAGTCTAACTTTGATCAAAGGAGAAATAAAATGACTGAACAAGAAAGCGTGGTGGAAACCACAGAAACAGAGGCACCTCAACTGTCTCTACAAGACATCGCAACGATGGTACAGATTATTGATGTCTGTTCCAAGCGTGGTGGCTTTGAAGGACCAGAACTGGAAGCAGTTGGTTCATTGAGAAACCGAGTAGTAACATTCTTAAATGCTGCTACTCCTAAAGACGGTGACGCACCAGCCGGTGATATGCCCGTCGAAGAAGTGGTTGAAGATTCAGTCGAATCTTAATCATGTCAGGGGGGTGTAAAAACCCCCCTTCATTTTTTTATTATGGAGTATATTATGGATCGAAATGAAACATCACGCCTTATCGAGGCACTCAAACGTGGTACTGTAACAGTTACCTTTACTAAAATCAATACTGACGAGATACGCGTTATGCCGTGTACTCTTAATTCGGTAGTGCTTGAAGCACATGGTGTAAAAACGGATATTAAAGACGTAAGTCCTGAGTCCGACCACCTTGCTGCTTTTGCCCTTGATAAAGAAGCTTGGAGGTCTTTCAGACTTTCTACAGTTAACGGTTGGGAGGTTCTTTAATGGATGATTTCTTATGGGTAGAGAAGTATCGCCCACAGACAATTAATGATACAATTTTACCAAACTCAATTAAGAAAACTTTTGGAGATATTGTTAGAGGAGGTGACCTACACAATATGCTTCTTACCGGCACAGCCGGAACTGGTAAAACTACTATCGCCAAAGCTCTGTGTAATGAGCTAGATCTTGACTTTCTGTTAATTAACGGATCAGAAGAATCTGGTATTGATACACTCCGAAATAAGATTAAGAAGTTTGCCTCGTCGGTCTCCTTACAAGGTGGCTATAAAGTAGTAATACTTGATGAGGCGGATTATCTTAATCCTCAATCAACACAACCTGCATTACGTGGATTCATAGAAGAATTTAGCGCGAACTGTAGGTTTATATTAACGTGCAACTTTAAGAATCGTATTATCGAACCACTACACAGTAGATGTTCTGTAATCGAATTCAATATGTCAAAGAAAGATTCTGGAGTCCTATGTGGCGAAATGCTAAAGAGGATCCAATACATTCTGGATACAGAAGGTGTAACGTATGATGTTCCTGTAGTTGCAGAACTTATTATGAAACACATGCCAGATTGGCGTAGAGTGTTAAATGAATTACAAAGATATTCAGTTTCTGGTACTATTGATACAGGTATATTGGTTACCTTATCTGATGTATCGGTAAACGAACTAATGAAATCCCTACAGCGCAAAGACTTTAAGAAAATGCGCCAGTGGGTAGCAGATAACATTGACACAGAACCAGCGGCTGTATTCCGTAAGATATATGACAATATGGCAGAGTTTGTAGACCCACAATCTATCCCTCAGCTAGTTCTTATTCTTGCAGATTACCAGTATAAAAATGCATTTGTGGCTGATCATGAGCTAAATATCGTGGCATGCTGCACTGAAATTATGGCTGGAGTCAAGTTTAAATGAATCCATTTGATTATGTAAATAGTATTAATATCACTAAGAAAGATATTATGCACGACGATATTTCCGAAAAAGCATACACCCCGTTTATGGTTAACAGGGCATTATCATACTTTAATGACACTGTTCTATATGCCAACGAGATGAATGTTAACCACACTATAGATAATAAGCTTCAATATCATTTTCTTATAAATATAATTAAGAAGAAGAAAAGGTTCTCCAAGTGGCTAAAACCGCAGGAGGTTGAAAACCTAGAGCTCATTAAAGAATATTATGGATATAGTAATGAAAAGGCTAAATCTGTTATACGATTATTTAATGATGAACATATTGAAACATTGAAACAAAGGATTTATAAAGGTGGAAAACGAAAATATTGAAATCAAAAATTGGGTACCAGCTGATATGCTGGAAATCACCCTAAACGAACCGGATGACTTTCTAAAGATACGCGAGACTTTAACACGTATTGGAGTGGCATCTCGTAAAGATCAAAAACTATACCAATCTTGTCATATACTCCATAAACAAGGCAGGTATTTTATCGTTCATTTTAAAGAACTATTTTTGTTAGATGGTAAACCGTCTAACTTAATTGAGAATGACCTAGAACGCAGGAACACAATTGCGACTCTATTAGCGGATTGGGGATTGGTAACAATACTTACTCCAGCTATGGTAAAGAGTTTAGCCCCATTGCGTCAGATTAAGGTCATTCCATTTAAAGAGAAATCGCAATGGGAACTGTGTCCGAAATACAATATAGGAAACAGTAATGGAGAAAAAAATAAAACAAGCATGGGCAACATTTCATAAAATGATGAAATCTGGCAGACTTTCAAAAGTTTGCAAAAAATGCTTAAACTAACAACGAAAGTTGTATAAATAAATGTGACTGCCGAATTATCGGGGTCACATTTTAACCTTGCTAAAACAATAGGAGGAAGCTATGGTAAGAAATACTATGAACGTGCCGCGTTCTTTATTCATTGGGTTTGATCCCATACTAAACGAACTTGAGAGAATCCACTCAGCTGGACGGTCTCAGGATAACTATCCACCCCACAATGTAGTGAAGGTCGATGCTGAAAATTTCATCATTGAACTAGCTGTTGCGGGTTTCTCGGAAGAACATATTTCCGTAGAAGTCAAAGATGGTATTCTTATAGTAAAAGGTGATAAAAACGATGAAGATCGGGAGTTTGCACATAAAGGTATCTCGTCCCGCAAATTTGAGAAGTCCTTCCGACTCTCTGAATTTGTTGTTATTGACGGTGCCAATCTAGTGAACGGTATACTGGTGGTGAATGCCAGAGTAGAAGTTCCAGAAGAGAGGCGTCCTAGGAAGATCGAAATAGGGTCTGCTGGGGCATCAAAGAAGAAGGAATTTATCCAAGATTAATTCCGGTGAGCAGCGAAACTCGGTAGATATGTTAAAACACATTTACTGGAGAACAACATGAAACATATGATTCACTTAGTGAACAAATATGAAGACGTTGCCGAGGCCTTAAGAACTACTTTATTTGCATTACTTGTTACTGGACTAATTTTAGGATTAGCACCTTTAATAATGTGGATGCAATTAAATAATTTTTAAGACCAAATTGACATAATCATGCGGGGGTAAGCAATTACCCCCAATCTTATGCTAGAAATCCCTTTACTTTTACCCTAGGATGTGATATAATATATACTATTAAACAGGTGACAAATTCGTTATGAAATTCTACACAAACGTAACACGATACGGTAATATGTTACTCTATCGCGGCTATGAAAATGGCCAAAAGAAACAAGAAAAGATCAAATACAAACCAACTCTGTTTGTCAATACCCCAAAACAAACCCCGTGGAAATCCCTAGACGGAGTCCCAGTTGCTCCTATTCAAATGGAATCTATGCGTGATGCCAAAGAATGGATTGCTTCTAATAAACAAACAGCCGGTAGGTTAATATTCGGTAATGACCGATACATACCTGCTTATATTAATGACGAATTCCCAGGCATCATCGAGTGGGATAGAAACAAGATCAATGTAACATCATTTGATATCGAGGTGGCCTCTGATGAAGGTTTCCCAGAACCAGATAAAGCAGATTACCCTGTCATATCAATTGCTATGAAGAATAATATTGACAATACATATTATGTTTGGGGTCTTAATGACTATGATGTCGAAAATTCTTTAATGAAAGATAACCGTGTGGTCTATAAAAAATGTGGCTCTGAGGCAGAATTACTATCAGAGTTTATATTACACTGGTGTTTACCATCTAACTGCCCCGATGTTATTACGGGCTGGAACATCAGATTCTTTGATGTCCCCTACCTAGTAAACAGAACAATTAAAATTCTTGGCGATGACATGGCTAAAAGATTTTCGCCGTGGGGTCTTGTTGACCGATATGACGTCAAGATGATGGGCCGTGAACAGTGCACATATGACTTAAAAGGTATATCCACAATTGATTACCTCGAATTATTCCAAAAGTTTGGCTATTCTTATGGTACCCAAGAATCTTACAGACTTGATCACATTGCCAATGTAGTTCTTGGAGAAAAGAAACTATCTTATGCAGAACATGGTTCACTTCACACATTATACAAATTTGACCACCAAAAGTTTATTGATTATAATATCAAAGACGTAGAATTGGTTGATCGGTTAGAAGACAAGATGGGTCTTATTACTCTATGTCTTACAATGGCGTATCAGGGCGGCGTGAATTACAATGACACATTCGGAGTAACTTCGATATGGGAATCAATCATTCATAGATACCTATACGAGAATAAAGTCTGTATGCCATTCTATGAGAACAAGGTAAAGACGCACTATCCGGGTGGTTATGTAAAAGATCCAGTAGTTGGTCTACACGAGAACGTAGTTTCGTTTGACCTTAACTCTCTATATCCCTCATTGATTATGCAATATAATATGTCTACAGAAACAATTGCCAATGGCGACGTAATGAACCTAGACATAGAGAAATTGCTCGAAGGTTATACCTTTAAGAATCCAGGTAAAGCAATTGGCGGAAACGGCCAGATGTTTAGAACTGATAAGAGAGGTTTTATGCCTACTCTTGTAGATGGTATGTACAGCGAACGTGTTGGTATCAAGAAAGAAATGCTCTCGGCACAACGAGAATTACAAAAGGTAGATAAAAGTGATAAACAAAAACTATATGACATTGAAAGACGTATTAACATTGCCGAAAATAGGCAAATGGCTATTAAGATTCTTCTTAATTCTCTTTATGGTGCTATGGGCAACAAGTATTTCAGGTTCTTTGACCAACGTATCGCAGAAGCAATTACTCTGTCTGGACAACTTACAATACGGTGGGCAGAAGTCGCCATTAATAAATATCTCAACAAAGTGCTGTCTACCAAAGGCCACGATTACGTTATCGCAATCGACACAGACAGTTTGTATGTTTGCCTAGATGATTTGGTTAAACTGGTCAACCCAGTAAATAAGATTGACTTCCTAGATAAAGTTGCACAAGATAGACTAGAACCAGTACTTGCAGATGCCTATGCGGATTTATACAAGATGATGGGCGGAATCGAAGACAGAATGGTAATGAAAAGAGAAGTTATCGCTGATCGAGGCATCTGGACAGCAAAGAAAAGATATATCCTAAATGTGTTCGACAATGAGGGGGTTCGTTATGCAGAACCCAAACTTAAAATCATGGGTATTGAGGCTATTAAATCATCAACTCCAGAACCATGTCGAGATGCTCTTAAAGAAATCTTTAAAGTGATTATGACCGGTGATGAAGTAAAGACCCAGTTGGCCATTAAACAATTTAAAAGATATTTTGAATCCCTAGATGCTGATAAAATCGCATTCCCTCGCGGAGTTTCTAATGTAACCGACTACCGAGATGCTGGTACAATATACAGAAAAGGTACTCCTATTCATGTTCGTGCAGCTTTGTTACACAATAACCTGCTAAATCATTATAGTCTAAATAAGAAGTATGAACATATTAAAAATGGCGAGAAGATAAAATTTATCTATCTTAAAGTACCAAACAGTCTCAAAGAAAATGTTATTGGATTCTCTCAGTATTTACCCGAAGAATTTAAACTCGCTAAATACATAGACTATGAATTACAATTTCAGAAAACATTTTTGGCCCCAATCGAGCCAATACTAAAATCAATCGGTTGGTCGTCAGAAGAACAGTCCTCATTGGAAAGTTTTTTTGGCTAAACCCTTTACTTTTAAGACTAAATATGTTATAATAGACACATTAACAGGAGAAAAATATGCAATTAGTTAGATTATCATCCGGTGAAGAAATCATCGGCAACGTAGAAACAGTGGACGACAGTATTATAATTACTGACGGTTTCAGCCTTATTCCAGCCGGAGAAGGTAAGATAGGTTTTATGCCATTTATGGCGTATACCAAAGCAGCTGCAGGTATCACAATATCAAATCAATTTGTTTTGTTTATGGTTGAACCTAAAGATGAATTGGTCGATCAAATCAAATCTATGCAATCAGGCATTGTAGTACCGCCTAAACAAGGTATTATTACAGGGGCTTAATATGCAATCAAGATATCCTATTTACATTATATCTAAAGGTCGTGCAGATTCAAGACTGACAGTCAAGTCTTTGGACGACATGGGTGCAATGTATAGGGTAGTTATTGAACAATCAGAATATGATGATTATGCTGCAGTAATTAACCCTAACAGACTATTAGTACTACCCGAAGGTTTTAGAGAAAATCCAAAATGGGCAAGACCATGTGATGTGACTGGCCTTATGGGTGGATCCATTCCAGTAAGAAACTGGGTGTGGGAACATTCTATTAACGAAGGACACAAACGTCATTGGATTATGGATGATAACATTCATAACTTCTACAGATTACATAACAATAGAAAGACCAAAATGACCACACCAGCATGTTTTAGAGTGTGTGAAGACTTTACTGATAGGTATACCGATGTTAAAATGTCTGGTATGAACTATGCTTTCTTCTGTCCTGCATTTACCAAACGTCCACCTTACTATCACAATACTAGAGTATATTCTTGTATTCTATTATCTAATGATGTATATGAAAGTGGAGAACTTTACTGGCGTGGTAAGTTCAATGAGGATACAGATCTGTCATTGAGAGTCATGAAAGGTGGTTACCATACATACTTGTTTAATGCGATGTTATGCGGTAAAGTCGCCACATTGACAATGAAAGGTGGTAACACTAAAGAGATATATGGTATAGACCAAGCTGGAACTAAACATGACAGAGGTGGTGAGAACTATGACGACAGACGAGAGTTTGCAGAATCTCTACATGCCCAACATCCAGAAGAAGTTAGGATTACACAGAAGTGGGGCCGCTGGCACCATCACATAGATTATACTGTGTTCCAAAACAAGAAACCTACCAAAAAACCGGACCTAAATATACCTAAAGGTACTAACAATTATGGAATGAAATTGGTAAAACTAAAATCAACAGCAGCATTAGATGAACAGGAGGAATTAAATGTCGAATAAAGATTTAAATAAAGCTATTAACTATGAACCACAAAGTTTATTTGTGTTAGATGGTAGCGAAGAAGAAACTACACCTTATGATTGGGACGATATGCCCGATTTTAACCAGCCACAAGCTGAAGCTCATAAGATGATCAAGATCCGTTTTAGAAATGAAGAGGATTATAGAGAGTTTGCAGAACTAATCGGTCAAAGAAATATGACCCATAGAACCAAAAGTATTTGGTATCCAGTTCTTGATAAGAAAGCTCATAGTCTTGAAAGATTTGTGCATGAAGACCAAATATCTGGAATGGAAATAGACGAAGTGATGGATTAATATGGCCAAGATTATTATGTACTGGTCTAACATACCAGCAAAATCAGGATATAATACAGTTGATGAATGGAGAAATAGTGAATTACAATTTTCTCCGCATCATGATTTAGTATTTAAATCACATGAAAGATTAGGTAATGATGTAGAAATATGGACACATCAGAAAGTATCAGAATTTAATTATAGTGGTATTGTAATTAAAGATGCTGGCGAGATTATGTCGCATGATATTTGTTTTGATGGTTTGTCATGGGGACATTCAATTGCATTTATAGCAGATACCGTAAGAGTCAAGAGAGCAAGCGAAGTATTAGGTATTGTACTTGATATGGATTCTGTTTGTTTAAGACCATTCCCAGAATATGATAGTTGGTTTAGTACTATGCCAGCAAAAATTACTAGCAGTATGGCTCCTAAATGGGGTACAAAGAAACCACCAATGACAGTACATGATGGGTCATGGGATGGTAAAGCTCTTACTGCATTTCCAATTAAAATCGGTTCTACAACACAGAAAGAAATGTCTGCATTGGCCGATAGCATACACGAAAAATTTAAAACGAAGCCTAAAGGTGGATCCGATGAATGGAACTCTATTCTTTGGACAGTAAAGAAGATCGCTAATAATGATACAACTGCCAAAGTATTTGAACCTATCTACATGAGTCCATTGCCTGCATGGTTACCAGTTGGTAAATGTTATAGCCTTGAAAGTCCTACTAGATTAGATGGCGTAACAGAAATCTTTGGTTACCCATTACCTTCTATTGAAGACATAATGAGCAAGTCGTTTATTGTCGCCCACTTCTTTGAGAGTGCATTTCAGAATGCTGACCAGATCGAGGCAGACAAATGGGGTAGTATTCCAGACGGCAGTTTGCTAGCGAAAGAAATGGATTTAATAGGCTATAAAAGAAATAAACCCACATCCCTAGACGACTTTTTTTAAAATAACCCTTTACTTTTACACAAAAGTGTAGTATAATATACTTATTATGATATCAGGTACGCTATTTAAATCCCTCTATGAGACGGCAACTGTCAATAAAATTGACTTTGAGTCTTTTGATCAGTTTGAAAAAGTACTGTATAAATTGTCAGATATCCCTAGAAAAGACAAGACATCAGCATATCTAATGTCTCCTGCATCTTATTTAGAAAACACCACAAGAAAGAATGATAATGTTACTAAGTGGGGAAGCTGGTGCGCGGTAGATGTAGATGATTTTGTTGGCGAACTAAAAGAATTCCTAGAACAGAAATGTGGTAAGTATCACTTTGTTTGCTATTCTACGGCATCATCTACTAAAGAAACACCGAAATTCAGATTGGTATTCCCACTAACTCGTGAGGTAACCAGAGAAGAAATTAAACACTTCTGGTTTGCTTTAAATACAGAACTTGGCGAGATGGGTGATATTCAGACCAAAGATTTATCCAGAATGTACTATATTCCTGGCAAGTATGCTAATGCTCATAACTTTATCTTTACCAATGAAGGTACTCATATAGACCCAGAAGTATTAATGGATTCACATGAGTACATTGAAAAAGCTGGTAACACCTTCTTTGATAAATTACCAAAATCTATGCAAGATGCCCTAATTAATCATACAAAGAATTCTCTAACAAATACGGATGTCAAATGGAATTCATATCGTGACTGTCCATTCTTTCCAAAACAGTTAGAATCAGAATATAAAGTTATAAGTGGATCAGGTTGGTACTATAAGATGTATCAAATAATGGTCGCGTTGGCAGGTAATGCTATAAAGGCTAAATACCCTATAACAAGTAAAGAAATTGCATGGATGTGCAGAGAGTTGGACATGGATACTGGTAACTGGTATGATAAACGTCCATTAAACAAAGAGGCTGATCGGGCCCTAGATTATGTAATGAGGAATCAATTATGACACAATACGATGCGGAAGTAAAAAGACAGAAAATGAGAGTAGAGGCAATAGAATGGGCCAATGGTGTAAAGTGTATACATGCACATAGTTTTGATTCAATGGCATATGATGATAGGCCACAAGATACCGCTAAAAGCACTAAGAGTGTTATTGATAAAGAATTTAATTCTGGTATTATAGAGCGATGGCAAGATAATAAATTAATTCACACTTTCGGTAAAAGATTAACTGATGATGAACTTATAGATTTATATTCGAGGCAATGATGAAAAGACTTTGGACAATTTGGAAATTTGCTATAGGGAGTTTTTCTGATGAACAAACAGAAGAATATGATACCCCAGTTGCAATCGCAAGAACATTTATCGTGGGTATCAATGTTATATGTGCTTTTTTTATTATGATTAATATTATAACGGGATGGATAAATTGAAAAATATAACAGTAGTAGGATCTGGTTATGTAGGTATGGCTAATGCCACGATGCTGGCTAGATATAATAATGTAACAATACTTGATATTGATGCAGAAAGAGTTAAGAGTGTTAACAATAGAATATCTACCATTGAGGATAAGTGTATACAAGAATACTTAACAAATGAATCTCTTACTCTAAAAGCTACTTTGGATCAGAAATTAGCATACACTGATGCAGAATGGGTAATCATTTGTACTCCTACAGACTATGACGAGACAAAGAATTATTTTAATACGGATAGTATTCAATCATGTATTAGAGATTGTCTACATTATAATCCTGATGCTCATATAGTAGTTAAATCCACAATACCTGTAGGTTTTATAACTTCAATGCAGGTTAAGTTTGGCAAGTTTGATATAATGTTTTCTCCAGAATTTTTAAGAGAAGGTAGTGCATTACGTGATTGTCTAAGACCAGAACGAATTGTTATAGGTGACAAAAGTCCAGTGGCTAAACAGTTTGCCAAAATCATAAAACAAGCTATTATACCCGAGTGCCCTGAGGCCCCAGTATATTATACAGGTAAGAAAGAAGCGGAATCAATTAAACTGTTCGCAAATACATATCTTGCCATGAGAGTAGCATTCTTTAACGAATTAGATATGTACGCAGAATCCCTCGAATTAAATACGGAAGAAATA